TGAGACATTAAATCGTGACAAAATGTCACAAGTACAAATTATGATCCTTGCTGTCTCATCAAAACCAGGTGAATTTAACTACCAGGGAGTTGTTCATAAATCAACTGCCGACAAATTGGCGACGTTTGAGGAGTTGAAAAAGATTTATCCTGAGCTGGTACAGTTGCTTAATATACATCTTTGCGTGGAGTAATAATTTAATTCTTGCTCACGGAGCTTTTCCTTTCTAGACTACCCATAATAGTCTTTAGTTTAAAAGGAGACGGCCATTTTATTTCCCCAACTTGGACCACAATATTACGATGAAAAGCACAAGGGAATTCTGTCTCGGATGGAAGCGTTCTACGCGGAAAGTATAACGATTAATCAATCTTTCTGGGCTGAGGCTGATACCGATACACGTTTTATGGAGGGGGATCAAACTCTTTGGAATGATCTTTATGGTGGCAATCTCCCCGCTAATAGACGAAGACAATTTAACTTTAATAGAATACGCCGCGTTATTAACATGATCGGTGGCCATCAGCGCCGTAATCGTAAATCGACCATAGTAGTTCCTGTGGAAAACGGGGACCAGGTCACAGCAGATCAATTCAGCAAGATTATGCTGTGGGTGCATAACCAAGAAGGTGTACTAGAGACCATATCTGACTCATTTCATGGGGCGTTAGTAACAGGACTTAATCTCCTTCAAGTATGGATAGATTACCGAAGTGATCCAGTAGCTGGTAATATTAGAGTAGATAACTGTTCATATAACTCGTTCTTGATAGATCCCTATTTTAGGAAGCATGATCTATCAGATTGTAATTCTATTTGGAAACGATCATTCCTTACCAAACGCGAATGCATATCACTCCTTCCTGATCATGCTACCGAGATCCTAGGTCTTATAGGTAATGATTCAGGAACTGGTCGCGATGGTAAGTTTCAATATATGCCCGAGTCTTATAACTATGGCATGAAAAATTTACTTACTTATGATGAATACTATTACCGTGATTACCGCACCCAAAAGATGCTTGTTGACACCCAAACAGGCGAAACCATGGAATGGCGCAGCTCCAACGAAGATGGATTGCGAGACTTCTTGCAGCTGTATCCTACAGTAACTGTTGTAGAACAAGAAATACCAACCGTGCGTTTAGCAATCGTAGTACAAGGAAAGGTAATGTATGAAGGCCCAAATCCGATGGGAATTGATAGCTATCCTTTCGTTCCTGTGTTTGCTTATTACAACCCCCAAATGCCATATTACCCGCACCGTTTACAAGGGGTGGTTAGGGGCTTGCGAGATGCCCAATACCTTTACAATAGACGTCGCGTAATAGAGCTTGATATCCTTGAATCTCAAATCAACTCTGGATGGAAATACAAAGAGAATGCGCTCGTTAATCCTAAAGATGTATTCTTATCAGGACAAGGCCGAGGTCTTGCGCTGAAAGAAGAAGCGCAGATGACCGATGCAGAACAAATTGTAGCTCCGTCTATCCCACCATCCATGATCCAATTATCTGAGTTACTTGCACAAGAAGTTTCTCAGATTTCGGGGGTAAATGAAGAGCTACTCGGTAGTGCTACTGATGACAAAGCGGGAATATTATCAATGCTTCGCCAAGGAGCAGGGCTTACCACTCTACAGATTCTTTTTGATCAGTTGGATAGATCCCAAAAGCTCCTTGGTAAATTATGTTTAGATCTTATACAGACAACGTTTACTCCTGGTAAGATTAAAAAGATTTTACAGGGAGAAGAACCATCTCCACAATTCTATAATAAGGCGTTCGGGCGTTATGATTGTGTAATTGAAGAGGGTTTGAATACCGAAACACAAAAACAAATGAACTTTGCGCAGCTTCTTCAATTACGAGAAGTGGGAATTCCTATACCTGATGATATGCTGCTGGACTCGGCAACGATTCAAAACAAGAATAAACTCGTAGAAGCTGTACGAAAAAATCTCGAACAAATACAACACGTTCAACAAATGCAGCAGCTTGTTGCTCTTGAAGAACAACAAGCACGTACTGAACTTGCTCGATCACGAGCGGCTGCTGACCAAGGCTTGGGAATCGAACGTGTTAGTCGCGTTCAAGAAAATCAGGCATTGGCTGAAGAGCGTAGAGCAGCTGCAGTTAAAGACGAAGAAATTGGACTTTTAAATCTTGTTAAAGCTCTTAAAGAAATAGATCAAATAGATATTAACCAAATTGAAAAACTCATTACGTTATCCAATGTAATGAGACAACAAGAGACTGCATTAACACAACCTCAGCAGTCAGCACCGGTAGTTAGAGGTGATAACCTTGCTGCCCAAAATGGGTAAGCAGTTTCTACGAAAGGCCAAATCATGGCAAGACATTATGCGTCAAAAAAAGCGCGTCGCGATGAACATATGGGTATGGAACGTTATGAGCGTGGACCTGTTGAAAGAGTAATGGGACATATGCGTGATGAGCATAACGATGAGATGAAACATTCTCGTGGAAGTTCTATGGAACGTTCTCTCTATATTGCAAGCCGTATGGGACCAGAGCCATATGCTGGTATCGAAGGACGTCGTACCCAGGAAATGGAAGATGCTGGTATGATTCGTGAGGATATGCGCGCTATCGCTAATCTCCCACAAGAGGTTATGATTAAGCCGTATCCACGAACAGGACCTTATCTTCCTGAGGGGTTGAATGACAATATAGAAGGTATAGATCATCAGATGGACTTTGATGATTCACAACGCAGAAAACATTTCTTCCCAAAGAAAGTATAGATAAAAAAAACACTTATCATACTCTACTCTTGGGGGCTGCTGGTAATGGACACTCGGCAGCCCCTTTTTAAAAGGAGAATACTATGCCTGCTATGCCAAGACCTGACGATAAACCAAAAAAGATTGCGTATGCTATTTTAGGCAAACCGGCCAACCTGAAAAAGAAATCTAAAAAGCAGCGCGATCTTAATAAAAGATTAATCTTTGAAGAAACGCAAAGGGTGCGCTAATGGCTAGAATGATTAAAAATAGAGCAAAAGATTCATTAACTTTAATGCAAGAAGAAAATGCTATAAATCGCAGGGAACAACGAGAACGTTATGACAGATCTCATTACAAAGCTCATGAGTATAATGACCGAGCTATGGATCGTGTTATGGATATGCGGAATTCTTTTTACGCTGGCCTTGATCCCCGTAGACGACAAGAAGCTGCAGATGCAGGCCTCGTCTCTGAAGACCCGAATGCTATGGCTAATTTACCTCGCATGGCACAACATCATGAATGGCCTACGGTAAGTTATTACGATAACCCGTATATTGATGATATTGTAGTAAGCGAGCCACGCAACTATTTTGACTATCAAAGGGAAGACTAATGAAAAAGAAGTCGGCCAAAAAAGTAACGGTAGCCAAGGGCGTTAAAGTAAAACGTGGCGTTGAAGAAAAGATGCGCAATAAAAAAGGCTCATCAAGTGCCGGTAAATACAAGAATGTAGCCCCTAAAGATTTTGCTGGTTCTTCTGGTGGTGCTAATAAATATAGTTTTCCGATACCTGATCTTGCCCATGCCAGAAATGCTTTAGCGCGGGCTCATTTTGCGCCAAATCCTGAAGGGATTAAAGCTAAAGTCTATAGAATGTATCCGGAACTTAAGAAACGAAAAAATAAACGAGAGGGTAAATAATGAAAAAGATCAGAGGCTTACCGTTAGCTCATAAAAAAAAGAAAAAGAGACATTCTAAAGTAGAAAAAGTATTTCATGAATATAAAGAAGGTGAATTGCATAGCGGTTCCAAAAAGGGGCCTATTGTAAAAAACCGCAAACAAGCTGTAGCTATTGCCCTTTCGGAAGCCCGAAAAGCTGGTGAAAAGGTTAAGCCTGCAAAAAAGAAAAAATAGAAATACGCGGACCTCATCCTTTGTGCAACGCCCTTCTTATCTTTTGGGGGCGTTGTTTTTTTTTGTCTTTTCAAGCATGATTTGCTCTAAACAGGAAAGGCTCCATGAATAAAAAAGAGACGATTGGTAAAATATCATCAGAACTTCTTCACAAAGATGATCCTAATCACACACCAATAGATCAAATGCGCGAAATACTTACCGACTATGAACAGAATCTCTGGCAATGCGTCGAATCAGGAAAAAAAACAGTAAATCATGATTTTTTTGTAGTCGTTACAACTAAAAAAGAAAAACTCATGAAAAATGTTTTGCGTAATTATTTCTTTTGGGTCTATGCCTGCCCTACACCAACCTACGATCAAATTGTTTACCGTTATGACGTTAAAGATAATAAAGTAGAATTTCTTTGGGTTATCCCATCAAAAGACAGTTGCGAGTTTATTCGCGCTAATGCTCTTTCATTACCGGAAGATCAACGAGATCTTATACGCTATGTTTTAGACTTTTATGATAATACGTTGCTTAGTAAAGCTAAAAAATTAAACAACGAAGAAGATACCATTCCCGTACAATTGATATTAGAAAAGGAATAGAATGATTTACGACGACAATAATCCAGATGTTCAATTAGAACAAACGTTGGCAGAACCAACTGAACGATCTGAAACACAACAAGCAATAGTTCCGGTTCAGGCACAGCCGACGCAAGAAGAGAACTCTCTAGCAAAAAATATTCGTGCACTCAGAGAAAAAGCTGAACGTCTTGAACGAGAACGAGACGAAGCGATTCGTTATGCACAACAATTTCAGCAACAACCCTTACAACAATCTCCCGTTGAAGATGATGAAATATTTCTCAAGCCAGATGAACTTGCAGAAGGTAAGCATTTATCTAAAGTTCAAAAACAAGTTAAGAAACTTGAGCAACAACTTAAACAATACGAACAACGCTCAACTGAGATGACCGCTGAGGCTCGCCTTAAGGCCCAATATCCAGACTTTGATAAAGTTGTTTCTAAAGACAATATTGAAATGCTTCGTATGACGTACCCTGAAATAGCTGCGACTCTCCAGTCTTCACCCGATCTCTATAACAAAGCGGTCAGTGCATATACGATGATCAAGAAACTGGGCATAGAACCCCAACAAGATCTTTATGAAAAAGACAGAGAAATGGCGCAGCGTAATGCCAATAAGCCTAAACCATTAGCATCATTGTCACCTCAGCAGGGTGAAAGCCCTATGAGTAGAGCTAATGCATTTGCCAACGGTTTAACTGATGATGTTAAAAAGCAACTGTACAAAGAAATGATGGAACTGCGTAAAGGTTATTGATATTCTAGATAACAAGTTCACACTTTCCTACTTTTTTAGCCCTACTGGCTACTGTAGCCTCCCCTATATGTTACCGGCAGGGATTTCATTTTAAAATAATACCAATACCACTATCTAGTACATGTAATGCATTTGATTTAATTGATAAATCATTTACACTATTAGAATATGTTTTATTTTTTTAAATAGGTATTAGGGACATGCAGACATATTTTATACTACTTTTGTTATTATCGGCATATTCATATGGAATGGAAAATAAGAAGGATTCATTCTTTTTGCCCAAGACAACTGACATTATTGCTGATAATGTTGATAGTCTTGTCGTAGATGGTATCAAGCATATTAGTACTCACGGGGAACTCTTTGAGGCGCGTGCTGGGTCTGGCCAACAGGCATTTGATGTGAATTATATTCTCACCAATCCACAGGATAGAGTACATAGTTTGCGTAGCCCAGTCGCTCAGAAATATTTATCTCGCGAGCTGTTGGCTTATTTTGATGGATCACTTGATGTAGACCAAGGACTGTCTAAGGCATCTCCTTTCTGGAAAACACTTGCTGATAAAGATAATAAAATTTGTTCTAATTATGGACACTATGTCTTTCATCAAACACATCCAGATACTAAAAAGACACAGTATCAGTGGGTTATTGACAACTTAGAAAATAATATCGACTCGCGAAAAGCATTTATTAATATAAATCAACTTGAACATAAGCACATGGACAATAAAGACTTTCCATGTACCTTAGGCATGCAATTTTTTGTACGTAATAATCGGCTGTGTTGCGATGTTTCATCACGTTCAACCGATATCTATACAGGATTGCCGTACGATATGGCGTTCTTCTCGCTGGTTAATGAGCTGGTATATAAAGACGTTAAAGAGCGTTTACCTGAAAAGAAATCTGCAGAACTTAAACTCGGGTACACGATGATGAAAACTAATTTTACTCAAATCTATGACAAGACACGTACACCAGCGTTAAAGCTTTTAGATAAGAAGTCAGACATTAAGATTGAGATGCCTCCTGTGCATGATGCTCAAGAGACGTTAAGTGATATTTATAAAAAAACTGCCCATACTCCACTAGTAAAATGGATTCATGAGAATGCAAAACTCGACTAAAAAAGTAATAGCAGCTCTTATTATTAAAGATGAGAAAGTTCTTATAGCTTGTAGAACTAAAGACGATATTAATAAGGGTAAATGGGAGTTTCCAGGAGGAAAACAGGATGAGGGGGAGCTCGATGAACAAACATTGGCTCGCGAACTCTATGAAGAATTTGGTATTAAGGCAGACATAGGATCCTATGTCTGCTCTAGTTTCTTTGAATATAAATCAATCAGCTATGAAATGAGGGCGTATAAGGTTTATAGATTTATAGGGACTCTTTCGCTTACTGAACATTCAGAAATTAGATGGGTCTCAAAAAACGAATTGCCTTTATACGATATGCCCGATCCCGATAAACCCATTGTGCAAGAATTGCTCTTATTAGATTCTTGGTGATCTATTTACTCCACGATCTTCTCCTGGTTACTTCGCCTAAATCACTTAACTTAGCCAGTGGTTGAGAAACGATATCTTGATCACTTGTATCACTTAAATTCATAACATATGCCATTATAAAAGCTCGTTCAGCTTCTTTAATAAACAATAATTTTTTTTCTGGAATGTACACTATCCCATCAAGAACAGCATCGATATATTCTTCTCGTTGATGAGGATGCTCGAATTTAAATTGAGAAACAACATTTAATCGCTCTTCACTGCCCATCTTAAATGTTTCCATAAGTGATCCTGGCAACGGTGTTTTAAGGCTTAAATCTATTTGATAATAACTAGTTTTATTTTGATTAATATGGTTATTTTCCATTGCTCCAAGAGACATACAAAACAATAAAAATATGAACAACATAAACGTTCTCCCCTTTAAGGCATTATTGCATTTCATTTAATAATATTATTATAATCGCAGTAGCGTAATAGTAAGCATCGCTATCTTACACAAATCATATCGACGTAGGAGCCTCGTCACCTCATGGCGTATCGAGAGTCGCCACCTCATGACGTAATGTAGCCTCGTCAGCTTGGAAATACATTTTGTATATTTCAAGGAGAATTCCTATGGCAATAACTACAACTAGTATTTTGCCTTCGCCAGTGCAGCAAAGCTTTAGTTATAAGCTTTTGTCTGTACCTGTGCCGAACATGATTCATAAGATTCCTGCGA